GGGTAAGGGGAGAGTTGAGCTGCTGCTCAATCCCCAAGAAGATCATGGACAAAAAGACCATGGCTTCGAGAGGAAAGGTAACAGCTGAACCCATAGACGCGAACTTTGACAAGGTGAAAATCTCATCCTTGCCATCGATCCGCGCGGTACGTGAACGACTTGCATCAAGTGCCCACCACAAAAATGGGTACTTGAGAAAGATCGCCTTCACCGTCGCGTAAGAGACACGATCGGATGCCTCACTCATATCGAGTGTGGCGAGCTCCTGTGTTTTGGAGCCCTCACGAGCCAGTTCCTGGTTAGGGAGCTGATCGTCGAATCCCACCATAGATGAGAGGTTGTAATCCCCCTCAATTCTATGCCGGAACATCGCCCAGAGCGACTGCTGTGCGTATTGCATAGCAGTCGGTTCTATGGCGATGATTCGTGGTGTCTTTAGCGTCTTAGGAACAGTAATGACCTTAACGGGCATTTCTGATCCAGGTTCGAGAATGTCCACGTCCTCCATCTCATGTCTGAAATTCTCAGACATGGATGGTAGGAGGAACTCTTCCGCAGGGAAGAGGGCCTCCAGACGCGTGGTCCAGGTACGGTTTCGATATTTAGCGTTACCACGCTGTTTATCTGCCGTTGCACCTGGTCCATGTTTAGGTATGAGCTTCCGTTCAAAGACATCTCTGTCTACTGAGCGAAAGACGTCCCTAAACAGGAGATCGCTAACTCTGACAAGGTCCGTTAACAACGGGTTGCCTGTTAGAGCAGCATCTGATCTCTGGACATCCTTCTCACACTCGATATATCCCTGTATCGCTTTCTCCACTCGTGCATTGCTGCACTCGAGGAGAATCTTGCCAAACATCAGCGTTAGCTGACGAATTGCAAGAATTGCGTCGATATTAGGATCATCGAGCAACTCTCCACTATTGCGGTCGAACACTTGCTCGAAGAAACCTCCGAGAAATCGGGGGAGACTTGCCTGAAAGCTGAAACCAGCAAACAGGTTGCGAGCTACCGCCTTCTGGTCTAGACTTCTTTCGAAGTCCTTTCCAAAAGAGGGCAAGGTTATCGTGAGAAACGATATACCCTCATGTTCGATACGCGACGTGACTGTTCTCCAGTCACGGGTGGCGCATGTACAACATCTAGTGGCGGACTCGTCCGCCACCTGTTTCCAGAGCAACATTAGGCTTTTCAATAGCCCCTCCTAATAGAGGTGGTTATTCCTTAGCCTAACGATCATTTACAGTTCGCCCCTAGCTGGGACTCTTCCGATTTCCGGAAGACCCCAGCCTCCTCTCCTACCAGCATTCTTGCGGCAGGAGGGAAGCGAACTACCTCTCGGAGACTGCAACACGCCTGCGGGGTTCTTACTACGTGGAGAACGAATGAGACAACAGGGCTGTGCCTTATTAGGCAACAGCCCACACCCACGGTTAAATCCTCCTTTGGGAACAGACGAAGTCTGGGCCCAACGACTACATGTCCTTGCGGACATATAGTAACGAGGAATTTTCCACGGGGACGGTTTGTCCTTGAAGCACCAGGTTTGGTGCTCCAATTCGAACCGGATGATGTTCTCATTGTCACGCAAAACAGATTGAAGTCTTGCGACTTCCAGTCCGTTATCGCGTAACAGTTCAACACAGTAGACCCGCATTCCTGTCGAACCGGCAACGAATCCCGTGACAAACACGAAGCAACACGCAAGTGCTTGCCGCAGGAGACGACGCCTGTAGTCCGTCAGGACTCACCGCCAAGAAGCTTGGTGATGAGGGCGTCGGACGTCGCCGTGTAGAGGGCCTTAAAGCCCGCATACACAGCGGTGACGTCCGCATTCGTGTATCCCGCGACCGGAATGTCGAAGACGATGTAGTTTGACATCGAAACCTTCGTATTCTGGGCGGGGATAAACGGATCGGTTGTGATCTTCGAGTGATCGAGCCGTAGGACTCGTCGGGTGCGACGCCCAAGGGTGTGCGCAGCCGACAGGGTCACCAGCCCATCGGAACTCGTGTACTCGCTAGAGTGCTGCCCCGAATTTACGCGGGGAAGCGCAATGGGAGTACCCGAGATTGTGATGGACTGAGGGTCGGTAAATGCCATTAGGCATTGCTCCTAACTACTCGAGTGTACATCCAGTACACCGAGTGCGGTGGTTTGTACGAACAGTGTTACAACTGTTCTAACGACCTCGGGACATCCCGAGAGCCGCCAGAATGGAGAGTTGGAACGTTGACAAGGCGTCCCAGCTAACTCCGAAACCATAGGGATTAGCTCTCACCCTCTTCTTTACGTGTGTTACGTAAACAGAGTTTGGGACTGGATAGGCCACCTTTTGTTTGAGGCCTTCCAGGCTATAGGTATCAGTACAGATGGATTCTTCCATCAGATACCCGTAGCGCATAATCAGACCTGATCCGACGAAATTGCCGACGTTCTTTAGAACGTCGCCAGTATTCGAGAACCAATCTACGGCCCAGCTCCAAGGTGCAATGTTCCAGAGCAATTCTGGCGTCAGTTTAAGGCCGAGTCTATCGGCCATCAGGGCATACCTACTAAGCGCAGACCGGGAGTCATATCCGGTAGGCAGATAGTAAGTAAATGCACCTGAGAACCACTGACGTTTGGAGATATTCCTTCTCCTAACAATGACACCGGGTGACGTCTCCCAGCCCATGTTCCCAATACCGAATGGATATCCGGTACCAAGAACGGACTCGGAGGTCGTCGATACTGATGGGAAGTTGAAATGCCGACGAACGACCCTTCCTGCGTCCCTCTCATACTGTGCAAGCACAGTATCGAGGTGACGGACTCCGTGTGCGAATTTTGACACATCGGAGACGAGGGGCCGCCAACCAAACTGGATGTTCAGGTATTCGTTGCCCGCGTTTTTAGCGGTTAACGTCCTGGCTTTCCAGGTCTGCGAATTGACTACGGACGGGAGACCGTCCTTCATCAATTCGCCGATCATGGTTGCGGCATCAGCAACTGAATTGGTCGGGCTCGACTGCGCTATCGCAGTTGCACCCAAGGCGTTAATCTCCACAAGTGGAGATTCGACACTTGGGGGCAGGACCATCTTAACTGTGGTCCCAGAGCCCTCGGTCGGCACATGTGCTGTAATCGGACCGGAATATTTATTCCACTCCGACCAGCCTATGGGGAACTCCAGTGGTGTTACATACTGGATATCCCGGACTTTTGCCATCTTTGAAGCCATATATGACTTCATCGTGTAAAAGTCCCCACCGACGTCCGAAAGACCCCCTCCATTTCTGGGGGGGAACGGATGACCCTCGGATGTAGTAACCTGCATCCCTGGTATGGCAAGTGTGCTAGAACTAATGTCGCTTGTTGTAACACGAGATCCATCGGCTTTTGTAACGCCGCGGACCACGTGGTACGGTATGCGACCGAGGTGATTGAATTCACGTCGTCTAGTTTTAGCCATCCATACCAGCCATCAGTAGAGCTCCTCTGGTTATAGCTAGTCAGTTCGACTAGGGTGTTGTATGCACTGCGCGTGGG